TTGCCTCTTCTGCGTCACGATATTGTTGAGCCTGTTTTGCAATCGCTTCATCATATCTGCCCTTTGCCTCAAGCTCTTCTTTTTCTTTTTGCTGTTTAAAAGCAATCAAAGCATCAACATCAACATCTGGCGGTACTGCTTTTGCTGCCTCCTTTGCTTTTTTATAGTCATCTAAAATTTCTCTGTTGCTTTTTCTTAATGCTTCAACTTCTGCCATAAGTGCTGCTGCATCAACAGATGGATTTGGCTTGATTGGTTCTTCTGCCATAGATAAAAATTAACAATTATTTACAATGTTAACTCCACTTGGTTCTGTCTGCCCAAAAAGCTGCTGACATTTTGCCTTTTGCAATATTTTTTGCATGTCTTGCTTTGAAACTGCGTCTTTTTGCCTTATCTGCCTCTGATTCTCCTTTTCTTGGTGGTTTTGTCTTTGCTCCCTGCATACCAAACCTAATTAATTTTATTTTGTCACCTTCTTTCGCCAAGACAACATGAGACTTTGTTGGGTGTGATGGAGTTCTTTTTGGTTTATTAAAACCAGACAATCCAAATCTTTTTAGTCTCGGATCTTTGCTCATTTGCCTTTTCTTCTCATAGCCATGTTATGAGCCTGTGTAAAACTCATGCCCTCTCTCATTTTGCGTTTCATATACTCCATGTGAGCCTTTGTATGCCCATGTGTTTCTTGATGCTTCTTAAGAGTGTTCTTTTGTCTGGTTGTGAGTTTCACAGTTACCTCCTTTTGTTGTACTTAGTATAGATAGATGCGTCTGCTGTTCTTGCCTTATCTCCTCTCATATAACTATTGACCCTACCAAAAGACCAAGCCTGCATTGTCACATTTCTTGAACCACCAGATAAATATGCTCCCTGTCCTTTGCGATAAACCTCTGCAAGTTCACCATAAAAAAATCTTGTGCCGTCAGCCTTATCTTTAAGAGCTTTTTTTACGGCTTCGCTTAGTGGTTTTCTTCTTTTTCTTTGTGGTGACATTTTGAGCAACCCTTGATTTTTGTACGGCTTTTATATCAATAAACTCTCCTTTTCTGTATGCTTCAGCAGTCCTTTTTATCTCAGCCGCTTTTGCAGCCCTGTTCTTAGAACCAGACAAGTATTTTTTTGCAATACCTGTCTTTTTGTCTTTAGGAACTCGCCTTAGTTTCTTCCTTTTCACTTGTTACCTTTTTAGATTTTTTAGGAGTAGCTTTTGGTTCTTTCTTTTGCTCATCATAAGATTGAACTTTAAATTGGTATCCCATTACTTTTTACCTCCCTTCTTTTTCTTCTTTGACTTTGGTTTCATGGTAGAACCATACCCAACACCTTTAGGCATAACAATAAAAGTAGCTGCCTTTATATTACTTCCTTTTACGTTTTTTAGCACTTGATAATGCTATGGCTTGTGCTTGTTTTAATGTTTTACCTTCCTTCATCAACAAACGAATATTTGAGGAAATTACTTTTTGAGACTTACCTTTTTTTAGTGGCATAATTTTTTATGTATATAATCTTTTTAAATCATCTAAGGTTCTTTCGCTACCATCATTTCTTATTAATTTTCTGATAGCCGCTTGTCCTGATCCCTCTTTTTTAGCAATTCTTTTAAAAAATCTTACTTTTTGTTCACTCCCTAAAGTTTTTAATTGCAACTTTTTATCTTGTTTCAATAACCAATCACCGTAAGCTGTCCCCTGCGGTACTCTCCCTGTTGCTGATGGTCTGGAAACAACCTTGCCTACTGGTGGCTTTTCCAAGCTTGGATATTTCTTTTGCAATCCATCAAAGTCCACAATAGGAACAGTAGTAGATCGACAATTAAAGTGCTGTGGTGGTGTTGGGCCTTTGTTATATGCAAACTTCTGTCCATCAAGCCTTCTACAAATAGGACTGGTTCTACTGTCTAGCGTTGCGACATATTCATATTTAGGTGCAACTTTACTATTTGCCGCATAGACAGCCTGTGACGCCTGATTCTGCACTTGATTAACAGATGTTCTTACTATCGTTTGTATTTGATTATTAGCTAATTTTGTAAGCTCTCCACCTGATTGTGCAAGTTGTTTTACTGATAAAGGGCCAAAGTCTGAAAATTCTAATTTTCCTATCATTCTTCTAGCAATCTGCTGCGTTGTTTCACCAGAAAACACTCCTGATCTTATAGCCAAAGCAAGTCTTTCTTGTGATTTAGTAGCTATTCCTCGAAATGCTTTATTAACAGTTTCACCATTAGGCAAGGTAATAGATGCTCCTTGTGTTGATGTAAGGTCAAATTTACCTGACCCAAACTTAATAAAATCGTCCTCTCTGAATTTTGTATTTGTAAATATATTTACTTGTGTTGGATCAGTCATTATTACTGACTCTGCATATTTTGGACTAACAGCAACAGAATTAATCGGAATATTCCCAGATTTTACGACTTTTTTTAATTCATTCTCTACAAACTCTGTCTGTAAAACAGTTACCCCTTGTAGTTCTTTTTTAAAATCCCTTGCAGTTGCACTAGACCATTTATTTAAACTGTCTTTTGATTGTTTTATTATTGCTCTTAATCTTTTTCTAGTCTGTGGTGCTATTAGAACTGTCTCCCCTGCAGCTTGTTGTCTGAAATCTATTTTTTTTAATTGATTAGCAGCGTTTAATATTATTTCGTTGTAAGTTATGGCATATTTTTTTGCAACAGCATTACTATACCTGTTTAAATCAATAGTCTCTCTGAAAAAGGCTTCTGGAGTACTCATTCATCAAGCCGCCTCTTCTGTCTCTTCGTCATCATCATCTGTAGCTGGTTCTTCTGGTGGCTCTACTTCTACCAACCCTCCGCTTTGTGTGCTTTCCATTTCTTCCTCAATATCAAAGTCATCACCAAGAATCTCTCCAGCAGATAATTGGTTTAGAAGTGTCTCTTGTGAAATAGTGCCAGCAGTAAACAAGGTTAATAGACTTGTTATCTCTTGAGGCTCAAGCCTTGTAGAAACAAAGTCTCTATTTACAAAACTACTTCCAGCATTAGATTCATTAAGATATTCACTATGAAACTTAAGGCAGTTATCAATTAAATCTTGCATCTGTTGAGCAATAACCATCATTGTGCTGTCATTCTGTGATCTATCTATTCTCTTAGCTTCTGCTGATTCTCCTACCAATTTTTGACCAAGAACCGCAGCTAGTGACAATGTATTTATCTGCTCTTTCAGATCACCAAGCCTTTGAAACTGGCTGTCATAACTATCACCTGATGGGCTTACATATTCAAGTCTTGATTCTGGTGGCAAGGCCAAAGCTTCACTTGGGCCTGTTGTTATCTCATCTGCATTTGGATAACCAAATACTGCAAGTAAAGGCACAGAACTAATATGTAAGATATTATCCAAGTCTGATTGAATTTGATAATGTTTGAGATTTAACTCTGCTATGTCATACAAAGGGCTGCGGCTTTCGTAGTATCCAACTCTATTTGAATAAGCTATTGCAAAAGGAATCTTATCCTTAAGGCTCATTTCACCTTCATCAAATAATTTATATTCACTATTCTTTTTATCTTTTCTATGAATTTCATAACGACCACGCTCTAAAACTCTTATCTGTTTTACTTGCTTTTCTCCATACTTTCCATCAGGTTCTACAACATTTTCCAACAACCTTAACTGCGTGAGTTGTCTTGCACCATCTATAATTTCACTTCTCCACCCAAGAATATTTCTAGGACTATAAGTCACCCAGTATGGCCTAGTCTTATCACCTTCTTTTGGTGCATCTACAAGCACGCCACAATGCCCGAACGAAATCGCTGTTCTGGCTGTTTCATATAGCCAAACATTTAGATCATTCCCTTCTAGGTCTACGTCAAAAAGCTGCTCCCTGACTAAATCAGAAACATTATCAAGCCTTACAGGTTTTCTTGTTATCATGCCAGCCAGCATTTTCTCGATTCGTTGCAAGTAAGGAACAACAGTAGATCTTGACAAGCGAACGTCATATGAATCATCAGTTTCACGAGCCTCTTGCGGCAAATATTTTCTATGTTCACTCCTGATTTTATAAGTCCCTTCTTTTAGATCTGTTATCAAATCCCAAAACTGTGCCATGCGTTGATATGCCGCATTTGGTGATTCAACTGTTGAGACAGCCTGTGTTATAGGTTGGTTGTAAATATTTAATGAGCTATACACAGTTTTTCCTCATAGTACCATTGCTTTTAATATATTCTAATTCCTGTTGGTCTGCCTGCTCTACCATATAGCAAATTAAATTCACGATATACTAAATAACCCAAAGCATCATTCATGTGATCATATCCGTTTTGTTTGTCTGGATCTCCTGTTTTTTCATCGTAGCTTTGCAACTCAAGACACTCAATTAAACGTGTACAACTGGCATGAATCGCCAAACGTCTTTGCCCTTTGCCGTTCTGTAATAACGCATTGACGGTTGCAACTCTATCTTTGATAAAGGGATTGCTTTTGAGAGCCATTGAACGGAATCCGTAACTTTCGAGAATTGC